AACACCATCAGCCGATCCGTTACCTGTATATGATCCAAACTTGCTGAACCCTGCAATCTCTGACCAACAGTAGGCAACATAGGTGTTGGTGCTTCCGTTTGTTCCATTGCTTGTTCCGACACTAAACACAGAAGATGCAGGAGTTGTGCTATTCCATGCGGTTGTTTCTGTTGTTACAGCGTCTGTAGCACTTAGAAACAAGACCTGAGTGTTTGCTAATGAGGCATGATAAACCCGCCAAGTAAATGTGCCGTTTCTTTGTTTAACAATAATCATTCTTGGCGCAACACCCAACCCATGCCCAATCGTAGCATTAGCACCCGTACCCGTATACGTCACCACACTAAACCCTGCCGTTGGGTTTGCGCTTACCTGTGCGCTAATTGATCCTGATGTGTTGGTGACTGCTGCGCCGCCTGCTTTCCATTGCCAGCCGACATAATTTTGACCAGAAGCATTTACCCAGATAGATGAGGATGTCGGGTCTGTACCATTTGTTGTACTAAATCCATTTGAGTTAAAAGCAGACAAGTATCCATACAAAGCCGTATTTGATGCGTTTGTTGCTTCACTATTAGTATTATCCGATTGCAAGCTACGGGCTGTTCCTGAACCTCTTACAGAGTCAAATAAGTTATGCGAGTACGCAACGCTTCTGTTTTTAATCCAAACCAAATCAGGCTGAAATCCAGCGGCATTTGTTTGAGCTTTAGGGCTTGTCCCATCGCCTGACCAAATCGTAGCATCCATTACCGTATTGCCCTTCACAATCGTGCTTGCAGCTAGGTTAAACGTATTGAGCGCAACAAAGCCTGTTGGGGGCGTGTAGGCGAATGGGCGTTGACCGAAGTTAGCAACCCACGTTGCAGAAGCAGCGCCTGCATCCTCACCTACAACAAAAAAGTAAGTGTCTGTAGTAAAGCCCGTAAGCGTTGAACCTTGCTTGACGTTGTTTTTATAAAACTCAATCGTTCCTGCCCCAGCGTCAAAGGCAATAGCCATGACATCATTTTGAACCCATGTTGCGCCCCACGAAGAAGTTGATGCGCCAGAATTACGCAACAGCCCATCGGTTCTATACCCAGCAGAGTTAGAGTTGTATCCGGGTGCAGTTCCTGACGCATACGTTGATGGAATGATTCCGAACATTGCGGTTGTGCCACTAGCTGTCCATACAAATTCAGCGTAATACTTGCCAGAACCTTGCATACCAATAGTCGCAGGAATTGAACAATCCCCAGAAGAAACCGTCACAACCTGTAAGTTTGCGTTTGAAAGTGTGGAGTTAATTGAAAGGTTGCTGATGTTATTCAACACAGCAAAGTTCGCCGCCGTAGCACTCGTAAGCGTAGGCACATCCGTCATGGAGTCATACGTCACACCCGCAGTCACGCTGATGTTGTTAACAGTCCATGTGTTGCTGTTGCCAGAGAAGTCTGTACCAAGAGCCGCTGCGGTAGAGTTATCGGTAAACTTGAGATAAAAACCGTTTGTGCCGTAGCTGCCTGTGTAGGGTGCGGGTTGCCATACGCCTGTGAGTGCGTTGGTTGAGCCGAAGGATGAGGGGGTAAGGGCTTGACCATCAATGAAGTTGACTTCTGCTAGGTAGCCATCAAAGTAAAGAGACGTATACCCACCAATTGTGTGTGATACAGATGCGTTTACTTGTAAATCAGCGTTTTGTGAAGGATAATTTGTCGTTGAAAATACTGTAACTTGAACGCCGTTTACATAGTATTTTATTCTATTGCTTGCAGTTGCTTGTGTAGTATCAACAGATAAAACAATGTGATACCAAGAAGAAGGATCACGGTAGATTGCAGTTGTAACTAATTCGCCACTTCCGCTTACGCCAGCGGTAGTAGATAAATATAAATTATCTGATACAAACCCAAAAACTAACCAAGGTGCGGCACTATACCCACCGGTAAATAATAATTGATTTCCTCCAATAGACCCACGCTTAACCCAGCCACTCCATGTCCATGTTTTACGATTCCCCGCACTTGGAAAAGTCCGATTCAAATAAGCACTCGCACTTGACCGTAGGCGAACAGACCTTTGTAGGTTATACCCAGAAGCACCCGCAGCACCCAATAATAGTTGCTGTATGCTCATGTTACGTTGCCTGTGATGACGCAGACTGTGCCGCTAATAAACAGAATGGTGCATAGCCCACGGGTAGCCAATGTTACCGTAGCTTTGTCTGAATCTGTACCACCAATGTAAGCAGTTGTAATGGTGCAAGTAATCGTGATGTTGCCAGAGGTGTTATTAAACACAGATACAGCATCACCCGCCGCAAATGTGGCGTCTGGAATGGTCACAGACCCACCAGAGCCTACCTGAATGAACTCACCCACATCGCCTGTTGTAAGCGTGTAGCTTGATGTCTTTGCAGCACCAGACTGAGGGATTTGACGCACATTACCCGCTGTATCTATTAGCGTTGTAAACGTACCCGCTGCCGGAGTTGTGCCACCAATAGCAGGTGGACTAGCTAAACTTAGCGTACCGCCTAGCGTAAGGTTGCCAGAACTTGTAACTGTACCTGTTAGGGTAAGACCGTTGACCGTACCCGTACCGCCTACGCTAGTAACTGTACCCGCTGTTGGCGTAGTCCATGTTGGAGTGTTGCCTGTTCCTGCGGATGTTAAGACTTGACCGCTTGTGCCTTGTGCGCCATCAAAAGACGTTGTTCCTGTTAACTCTAGGTTTACAGTATGCAATGTCCTACCAAAAAACCCGTCACGCCAGTTTCTACCGCTTGTACCAATGTCTTTAGAGTTGTTTGCGTTTGGTTCTAAATCAGAGAGGATTCTTGCTCTTACATCTAAAGTATCGGTGTTCGAAAAGCCAAGCGTAGCGTTATTGTTAACAGTCAGACTTTGAGCAGTTAGCGCATTTACGCCTGTTACGCTGCCTGTGTCATCAACAATAACTAAGCTGTTTTGCAGCAGCTTGCCAGTAGTAGCGTCATATCTAGCTACTGCGTTATCCGTTGCGGAGGCTGGCCCAACCACATCACCACCCAAAGACGGACTAGAGTTAGTAATCACTCCAGTACCGCTATCGTAGGTAATCCCTGTTCCTGCGCTAACCGATGCTCTAGCTCTTGCAGTCGTGAAGTATTCGTTTGTGCCTTCAGCTACGTTTGTAGTGGTCAAAACAACCGTACCAGTTTGACCGTTAACGCTAGTTACTTGGTCTGTGTTATCAACCTTTTGCCATGCTGTGCCGTTATATACAGCCCAATCACCAATTAGCCAATCTGTAACACCGTCAAGGTTTGTAGAACCTGCAACGCTGACAACGTAGTAATAACCCTTAACACCAACACCAGACGCAAGCGTAGGAGTGTTCGTAGAAGCGTTCCATGTACCTTGATAGCTCAAAGCACCCAAGACCGCTGCTGGAAGCTCTGATACAGGTACTTTCCCACCAGAATCAAGGGAAGCAACACCGTTAGCAACGCCTACGTCTTTCTCTGCTGCTGTACCTAGACCGATAATAGTGTGGTCAGCGTTCCAATTACTAGGACGTACTAAGCTAGTGTCACCAGAATCTGCGACAGCACTTACAAATGGGTGTTTGACTGTTACGCTCATTGGTTGCCTCTAATAATCGTTCCCGCTGTGATGTCTACACTTTGACCCGCAGCAATATCTACCGTATTTAGTATCAAATCCGCAGCAGATAGACCAACAGAACCGTCCATGATGACAGAGTTATCAGCCTTAAAGATACGGAAAAAACTCGCTGTACCTGACCCTACTGCGTTTGTTTCGGTTACAGCACTAAGCGTTAGCGTACCGTTCACATCCGTACCAAACACACCCGAAATAGGCATACTAACTAAAAGAATTTGCGAAGTAATCGCTGTATTAGCATTTGCAGGTTGTGTACCGCTGTAGAGATTAAATAGCGCACTTGATCCAGCATAGGTGATTAACCCCTCGTTTTGAGCGTGTCTAGTAGCGTTTGAGTATTCGAGTGTCATTGGACAACCTCAACTCCAATTACCTTACCGTCTGCACCACGAACAACACGTTTAGGTGCTGTTGCTGCGCTTCTTACACCCTCAATCTGCTGCATGGTCTGTGCTTGCATCTGCATCATGCCTTCATGCAACTGAGCCATACGGTTGATAGCGTCATTCAAACTAGCAGACAATTGCTGAACCATCTGCTTAGACTGAAGTTCTTGTGCTTCAAGCAACGGAACATCAACACCGGGATTAGCTTTGATTCTAGCTAAGTTAATCTGGTTTTGCGCTTCAAATTGAACCTTCCACGCTTCAAAGTCTTGCTTTTGCTTCTCTAACGCAGCTTCAGATTGCATCTTGACTTGTTCGATTTGCATATCAGCCTCAGTTCTAGCTTGCTCACGCTGTTGGTCTGCTTGCATCTTCATCATTTCTGGATCTGGTGCAGGTGGTTGCTGCGCTGCTTGAGCTTGCTTTTGCTTCATCTGCTCAAGAGCTTGGTCAATCGTACCTTCAATCGGTGCAGCTTGCTTGTATGCAGACATGCCGAACTTGACCATATCGACTAGCATTGGGACTAGCTCTGGTGCTTGCTGACCCATAGGCATAGCTTGCGACAAGAATCCACCCATAGCTTGCAGGAACTCAACACGGTCACGCTTATTCTGGTTCTCATCAATCTGAACCAAGCTATCCGCAGCAACTTCAATGCGGAAATTGCGTAAAACCTTGTCCTTTATAAGCATCAACGCTTCTGGAACAAGCTGCTTATCTGCGTCTGACATCTGTTCAGCAGCGGAGTAAGCAAGAATTGTCTGCGGTTGAAACTTAGAGCAAATAATCTGTGCTTTTAAGCGGATTAGCTCTGATGCGAACAGCGCAACGTCCTCTTGCATACTACGCAGACGTAATCCTGCGTACTGTCCTTTGATTTGTTGAGCTGTCGCTGTTTCGCTTGCCGCTGTTTGACCACGAACAATATCCGAAATACCTGTGATTTCATAGATTTGCCCTTTAATCTCGTCCCTAGCTCTGTAGCATTGCAGCAAAGCGTTAGAAATTTGGTCAATAGGAAGAATGTCAATAGAACCCTTTAAGCCACCCTTTTCAGAGAAGCCCATCCACTTATCCACAGGGATTAGCGTGTTGTTTTCACCCTCAGTAAGCAGACGCTGTAGCGCAGGTTGTGACGCATCGTAGACACCACGAATACGCAGAGCTTTGACTAAACCGTCAATGCGGTCTGTCAGGATGTCCAGTTCTACCGCTTGGTCTTGATACAGCACAAAGTCAGCAACAGGAACTAACGTGTCGCTAGTCATCGTTGCATACAGCGGTTTAGCGCATGGGAAGAAGTTTTCTAGTCCAAGCGGGTCATCACGCTCATCAATGATGCGTCCTGATGTCTTGCTAAACCAATAGACTTTTTCAGTTTCCAAGTCCCAAAGCTCACAAATCTTAGCTCTAGTGAAATCACGGTTGTTTTGACCGTATTGCTTGTTGGATTCTGGGCCAGCGTCCAAAGGAATCTTGCTACCAACTTCCTCGCCAAAGCGGTCAATCAGAGCTTCACGGGTCATGTACACCCAACGCCATACTTGGGTGACTTCTTCCCATGTCCTAGCTACTGAGTGTCCAAAGTCTTTCCAATGGACGTAATCTGTGGGGGCGCACTCGTACTCAATTTCCTCTTGTGGTTCAGCTTCCATACCAGCAGAACCGTCAAGCGTATCGCCACCGTTGCCTTCGCCAGTTTCTTTGTCAACGTCCTCAGTTACCTGATAACCTTCTTCTGGCATATCCTGTGCAACAACGTGCGGTTCATAGCGCACCCATGCGACACCACGACCACCAAGGAATCTATCCTCAACAGCGTTACGCATAGCACTACGGAAGTCTGAGTAATGCTCAATCTCAAAATCTAGCGCACGTTCAATGATATTGGAAGCAACTCGTCCAACAGGATCATTGTCACCATAGCGTCTGACTACTGACGCTTTCGGTAACCTTGCGTACACAGCAGGAATGAGGGTCTGCACGTTTGACCACAAGATATTAAACTTTGCGGTTTCGTTTGTGTTCTGATTGCGGTTATCGTCACGGTAACGCTTAACAATCTTAGTTGTGCGCCCTTCCCACTTCTTAAACTCATTGTCGTATTGAGCAATGGTGTTTAGATACTTCTGAATGCCTGTTAGAGCTTCCATTTAGAACCTCTTAGCTGAAGATACCAACCGCAATAACTGACACACCTGCGCCTGTGGTGACTTTCCAGCCAGAGGTAAGTGATGCTGCACCTACAGGAATGACAATAACACCAACGCCAGAAGTTACGTTTGCAGGAACAATTGCAATGTTGACAGCACCGTCAGTAATGGTCACGCCAGAGGTAGCTGCTGTGTTAACAGTAACAATCAAGCTATGCAAGTAATCACCTGCTGCACCAGCACCACCTAGAATCTGTAATGATTGACCTGCTGCGACTGTTTCGTATTGATAGCCATAATCACGTTGTACGCCACTCATAATCGACTGCTCCGGTTAGTTTTGTGGGTTGCCCACATATCGTTTAATGTAACTGTGTTTTCTGGGCCAACCATCAGCGGTTTTACGACATCAGGAGCTTTCACTTTAGGTTCTAACCTCCAAGCTACAGCCATCATTCGGAAAGCATCAGAGGGGTGTGATGTCCAGTCATGTCTTGGACTACTCCTAAACGCTTTCTTATCCTCATCGTACTCACGCTGGTATTGCCTCAGAGCCTCAAGTCCATCCGAGCATTTAGTCTTGTCGAACCAACACATAGGAAGGCATTGCCGCACCGCTTGTATTCCATCTTGGACACCAATATCAGGAACAATCGTCATGTTATTGATGCCAAGGTACTCAGCTAATTGCTCAATCACCGATTTACCCTGTGCTGCTAGAGTTTTAGCTCTTGCATCATGCGGAAGATTGTGTTTTCCGTATTTATAGGGCTTTTCTTTGATTATTTTAGCAATTTCTCCAATATTAGCACCAGAAATCGCATAAAAGTCGATTAAATGTATCTCGTTACGCACGACTTGATACCACCAGATTGCGGTGTCATCACGGTATCCTAAGTCCCAAGCGGTGTGAACAGGTAGGTGAGGGTCATAACCTACGTTTGTGATGCGTCCCTCATCCTCTGCAAGTCGTAGGTCTACACCGTAGTAAGCACCTAAGATAGCAGCTTCAAATGAGCATTCGTATTCTTGTAGGTATTGATCTTCGCTAATCTGCGCTCTTGCTGCGTTAAGTTCAGATTGAGGTAACAACCCTGATTCTGACGCTGTGAGCTTTAAGCAAAACCATTCACCATCGCTTTTTGATGCTTGGTCATAGATTTGCCAGAACTGGTTTTTGCCCTTGGGTGTACCCGCAAAGACTGCCCAACCCTGTTTGTCAGATAAAGTCGGGCGAATTACGTTACCCCATACACTAGGTCTGAAGTCACCGTATTCGTCCATAAAGACACCAGAGAAGCCTAAACCTCGCATAGCGTCAGCATTGTCTGCACCGAATAGACGTATCTTCGCACCCGTTACTAGCTCTACGGTCAATTCTGCTTCGTTTGAGCTTTTGAGTACAGGTGCAGCAAAGTGTTTAAGGTAGTCCCAAGCAACAGACTTAGCTTGACTACGATACGGTGCTATGTACGCATATAGCGGGTATTCGTCCTTGCTCATTAACGCAGCACGAACGATGTCATTGATAGCTGCTACCGTCTTTCCTGCTCTACGGTGAGCAACTAAGCAAGCCCAGCGTTCTGTTCTGTTGTGAAATGGACTAAACGCTTTGCGGGGTGTGTACGGAAGCGTTACTTCTCGTCTTGCCACTTGACCACCAGCTCGATTGGGCCATTGTCCGCACCAACGTGTTCTTGTCTTGCTAGCTTGGGAACATGATACTCAGCGACAGCCATGAAGCAATCAAACGCTGTCTTTGGCCCGTACCTATCGTCTATAGCTATCTGCTCAAGCCATTCTTGCAATAGGTGTGCATTACCATCAACAAACGCTGCAATCGCTTCTCGAGCCTTTGTAGTGCTTTTATTCGGTACTCCTTTCGGTCTACCAGCACCCTTAATATTCTTTAATTGTTTTTTACTATCCATATCTTTTCTCAATTGTTGTAGAGCTTTAGATAGGTTAATTGTATCTTATTTTTTAAAACTGTTTGCTGTATTGCAACATAGCGTTGTAACCAGAACCTTGTGTTGGGACATTAACAGTTCCGGTGAGTTTTCCACCGCCTACGGGGTGTGAATAACCTAGTCCCACTCCATTGATGCCTGTTCGACTAAAGCCCGGTGCGTTTACATTTGCGCCCATTACGTTAGCTTGCAGACTTCCTTGACCCATTGGGATGTTTGCGCCAATCATAAGCGGAGTTGCATTTATACCGCTTTGAAAGGTTTGTTGTGGGGTCAGAAATCCCTCTGGCACACCTCTTGGTACTGGCATATCTGGCATCTGACCACCAGCGACACGCAAATAATTGCTAATGCTGTCGTTGTTACCTTGCTGACTTAGCAATTGAGCTAGTCTTTTTGCATCAAAGTTTGTGGTTTCGTCCATAGTTCACCTATTAAGGTTTACGCATCATTTCGGGGTTAATCATTGTTGCACCACGTTGTGCCATACCTTGCCTCATGCCTTGTGCGCCAAGACTGTTGACTGCACCTTGCAGCATTCCACGGCGATCCATTTGCGGTGGGTTAGTTGGCATAGCCGCTGAGTAACTCTGCTGCGGCATTGGCATCCCGTAATCACCTTGCGGTTGCTGGACGGGCATCTGACCTTGCATTGCGTCTTGAGGTTGCATTGCGCCTTGTGCCATTTGCATTCTGTCCATTTCGGACATTGCGCCAGCACCTTGCATACCTTGAATTGATTGCAAGAACTTCATAGCTTGCTGCTGTTGAAGCATTTGAGCTAGTTTTTCGGGGTTGTCCATAGCAATTCCTATTTTAAGAAGCGTAGTTTGTAAGAAGTCGAATCAATCAATGCAAGTATCTCATCTACGATGTTTTGCAATTGACTGTCCTGCGGTAATTCTTTGCGGATTTCTTGCACAAAGTCACTAAGACTTTTCATATATCGTTTAGGATTAGTCGCAACATGAAAGTCGCTTGGATAAGTTTTAATCTTATCGTGACAGCCTTGATACGCTTCTGTGAAGTTATCCACAAGGTCAGTAATACCCTCATAATACTTTTGCAATGCTTTATGCTCTGCGTAGCTTTCGGTCTGAAAGTGCATAAAATGCGTATTCGTTGCGCTGTGCAACAAAGTTGATACAAAAGTAGCTGGATAGTCCATTTACGCCTCGTTTTCAATGGTGGCTACTGTTATTGTACAACCACCTCCCTTTTTAATCACCCCCCTGTTAATGTATATGCGGTCAAATTGACTGTCATCGTCAAATAGTCCTGCGTCTTGCAAACTGTCAAACAATGCCTTTAGACGGTTATCCAAGTCAATAGCCCGTTTGTCCCTTGGAAAGATAGTTATTGTTGCTCTTAAGCGTTCCTGACCAAACTTAGGTAAATTGTGCGTTGCAACATACTCTTGTATTGCAATCTTGTATTTCCTGCCACCTGCGGAAAGTACGGTTCGCCCCCTAAAGTTACGCCAGTAGGTGTTCATGCTTGGGGGAAGGGGTAGCTCAAGGGTTACAAGCATTTAATCTCCACAAAAACAAGCAATTGTTTCTTCATTTGGGTCAAACAGCCCGGTTTGTTTGTCATTGAACACAAGCATATCGCTGTAACTTGGGTGCGCCTGATTAAATCGTGCGCCAATTTTATTTTCCATGCTTGCCCACCAAACGGCACGTTTTGGGTTGTCACGGACTAAGGAAAGCAAATGATCGGTTTTTTTTAGAAAACACAAATCACAATTGCTTAACAAAGAATTTCCATTGACTGTCACAGTATTTAAATTAAATGGTTGTTTTTCCCAAAAATCTAAAACATCATTGACACCAATTCCTGCTGTAGCTAACGGTGTTTCTTTAATGTCTTTGTTGCCCCGCATTTTTGCTACTCGTCTTGGTTCATCAGCTCTGATGCCAACAAAAGTGACAAAATCTTCAATGCCAATACTTTTAAAATATTTGTCAATTGGAATAATTTTTAATTCTTGAGTACAAAACCTAGCAAATGTGTTTGGTAAGTATTTCTTTTTTTCTATTAACTTTTCAAACGGTTCTCCATTTCTACTTGCGGTGTTGTAATTTACTTGTTTCCACCTGTTTTTTGATTCATCAGCATTTTCATATTCAAGCCAAATTATTGAAATACCCCAATTAACTTCGCAATCATGCACAAACTTTAATGTGACCTCATCTTCTTTTCCCGTATTAGCAAAACAAACAATAGCTTCTTCAGGCAATTTTCCACCATTTGCTTGTAACACTTGATACAACATAAAAGCAGATGTTCGACCACCAGAAAAACTTATGCACGTTGGTTCAGTAATTAAGTACGGGTTCATAATAGTGCCTCAGTCTGTTCAAGCAAATCTTCTTCAGTTACGCCATAACGCTCTGCAAACGCTTTCTTGCCTAGTCCGTGTACGCCAGAGTTACCTGTGTGATGCTCTGGACATAGCGGTATTACAGGTGCGTTATCACGTTTCATGCCTAATCTGCGAATATGGTGAATGTGTGCAGGTGTTTCCCCATACCCAAGATGTCTGCATAGCGCACAACCAAGCTCTGCAAGTTTCTCGTAATGCTTACGCTCCGCTTTCTTCACGTTGTCATCCGTTCTAAGTGTCGGTTGCTTGCTTGCTCTGTGCGGTACGCTTCAAACCTCATTTTAGCCGCCTCAAGCCTCCATTTAAGAGTTTCAGCGTGTTCTACCGCTTGACCAATAGCTACGCATAGGTTTTGGTAATCAGCGTGTGCGTAAGCCTCTCTTTCTTGACCGCCAATTGATGTTTCAAACGATTGTTTCATTAAAATAGCTTTTAAGCTGCTTTTATATGCTTCAAGCTCTGCAACTTTACCTTTGGCTGCGCCATAAGCAGGAGCATTTTTGTATATGTATTCAATCGCTGAATGCGGGTCAAAGTCCATTATTTTTCTCAGCAATAATGACTTTTGCTAACCGATTCCAAGCATCGTCCCATTCTGCTACGTCATTTGCAGCACCCAGCTCTTGTGCCAAAGTTATTAACAAACGGTTTAATTCAGACAATCGTTTAATTTCATCAACTAACGGTTGTTGTTGTGCTGCTACAAAAAAGTCTAATTGGTTATCCATTGTTAAGCTCCTTTAGTTTGGCTTCAATGGCGTGAACCAAACTTATTAAAGTATCACCCGAATAAATATCAAAATCATCAATGTCTTTATCAGTCAGACCAACCCAAGGCTTTTTGTATTCTTGAATGTCATCGTCATCAATGCGTGACATTGCAATGGTTGCAGCTTGATCTGCTGCAATAGCTTCCCAATCCGTTGCAGATACGTTTAAAACGCCATTAATGACCATTGCAGCGTGTTTTGCTAGTGGGTAAGGTGTTTCCTTATCTATCTCAATTAATGCGTTGTACGCAATTCTAAGAGCTTCCCGTTCCGTGACAGGTTTAGCTTTCTTTTGTTGTTTGCGTTCTAGCTCGTCCCAAGCCTCATCTTCAGTCATGTTTTTTCCCCATTGCAATGTCAACTTGTTGGTCAGTCTGTTCCTCAGTCACCATAAATAACTGACTTGTGTATTTGTTTAGCCACTTGTAGCGGTTTGCGTCTATTTCTAATTGCTTGACATATTCCTCAAGTTCGTCAACTTCTTGAACCGTTAACCAAGATTTCTTAAGTTTTTGGATTAGTTTCACGTTCAATCTTCCCGTCTGGATAAAACAAAGTTTTAGCAATTCGACTTGGTGATTCCAATACTGTCATGCTGCCAGTTCGTGTATGCGTTTTAGGTGTTTTGTAAGCAGGTCTGTCAAACTTGTCTATTTTTTCTGTTTTTTTCATTGTGGATTCTTTAAAGGTTAAGATAGCTTAACAGTTATGAAATGATTTGTATACCTTTTATGCCTTTAATCATTTCTTTTATTTTCTTTAAGTTTTCAGCAGCAGCCTGGTCATCAACTTCTGTTTTGTTGTAGCCCATACGAACCTCAACAGTAGGTCTTGGGGCAAGTCTGCATATCTCTTTAAACTTAATTGCGTTTGGCACACGTTCTGGAAGGTTTAGCAGCGCAAAACCAATAGCGTCAGGGTTGTATGCAAAGTCGCTTAATTCTTGCGCCCAGACGGTTTTAGCGTTTTCCATGCCTATGTCATTGCCGTTGTTGTCAATAACGCTGTATTGCCCTGTAAATTCCCTGCCATAGATGCCTTGGAGTCTGGCAAAGATTCGGTCAACCCAAGAGTTTGGTATTGTTTTCATAAAACACCTCCGTAGCAGATTGTTCGCCAAATAAAACTCTAGCTGTAGCATCCTGCCGCATTTGATGCTCTGTTTTCTTGGATTGGTCTTTCAATACCCATTCAGCTTTAAATCCTGTCCAACCTCTAGCGCAAATTTCTTGCAAAGCGTCATTCAAAGAAATATTAGCTTTTCTTGCTTCACGCTCTATGCCTTTTAAAGCGGTTTCCGTTATTGCGGCTTTCTTTGCTTTTCTTTGCTGAACAAAATCTTCCCATACTGATTGCAAAACGCCGTTAGGCGTATGTAGTTTATTTGGTTGTTGGTTAGTGTTTATTGTTTCTTGTTTAGGGTTATTTTGGGTTAGGTTTGGGTTAGGCTTGGGTATCCCATGGGTTTTTTTAGGTCTGCCACCCTTGATTCCATTGAGTTTTTGCTTCTCAATAAACCCATGATACTGAGCTATTTCTGCATCAGCTCGTCTGTTTATGTACCCGTTTTCGGTGTATTCAAAGAACTCAATAAGCATCGCTTTGACAATGCCAGCCTCTATTCGTAACCTACGGCTAACCCATGGGATATCGGTGGGTATTGGTGCTTCTGTGTCGTAATACATATCCAAAAGTCTGCGATATGTAATGTCCTCAAGAGGGGACAAGTGCATCGTGTGCTTGTTGTAATCACCAATGTTGAATTGATAATAGTGCATTTGCAAACCCTAAAAAAAAGGCTTCACCTGAATACTCAATTCCTGTAACGGAATCTGGCGGGGTAGGTGAGACAACCTACTGAGTATTCATGTGAAGCCTTGCCTATTGATCACCCCCGCCAAGGGATAAGCAAACTATATACAACTTTTAAAATTAAGTAAAGTGAGCCTCCATAAAGCAGGATTTCCATTAGAAAATTAAACACTAGGTTTAAGTGCGACTGCCTGCCAAGGAAGTTAGCCTGTAAACCGTTGCCTAAAAATCAGGACGCTAACACCTGATGCTCACTACTTTAATTCTACCCAAATGTCTTGCCATGTCGAGGGAAACATTTGTTTGCGTGTGTATTTACCGTCAGACGCTTTCTCTAAGCTGGCTGCAAGAAATATCATCTTGTCTTGCGGAATACCGTTGTTGCGCCATTGGGAAACA